AAACGTAAGATTGGCGAGAATGTTGATCTTGTTGTTCAGGCACTCAAGAAGATTGAGTCTGACATTCGTTCCCGCTTTGATGATGTAGGAAATTCCATTGAAAAGCGTGTTGCGTCTATTCAAGATGGTCGAGATGGCGCTGACGGCAAGGATGGTCGCGATGGAAAAGATGGAAGAAACGGCAGAGATGGCGCAAAAGGCGATAAAGGTGAACGTGGTCAGGATGGGCGTGACGGAATTGATGGTGTTGATGGCGTGTCTGTCACCAATGCTCGTATTGATTTTGATGGTTCACTTATCATTAGTCTGTCTAGCGGGATTGAACTCAATGTTGGTGAGGTTGTCGCTCCTGATCTTGCTGAATCCATCAAAGTCATTACTAATGGTGGCGGCACTTCTCAGTATGTACTTGATACTCTAGCCTCACTTCAAACAGAAATTGATAACCTGATTCCTAGTCAGACTGGAAACTCAGGTAAGTTCTTAACCACCAATGGCTCTGCTCTTTCGTGGGCTTCTGTCGCTGGTGGACTCAGCTACCAAGGTACTTGGAATGCCTCAACAAACACACCTACATTGGCAAGTAGCACTGGCACAAACGGCTACTACTATGTAGTTTCTGTTGCTGGCTCAACCAATCTGAATGGTATTACTGATTGGCAGGCAGGAGATTGGCTAATCTTCAATGGTTCAAGTTGGCAGAAGATTGACCAGAGTTGGGCAAATGCTGGCGCTAACGACAACATCACTTCAATGACTGGTATTACAGGTGGTATCTCATCACCTGATTTTGTGCAGTTTGATACTGGCGCATCCGTTACAAATGCTGTTGGTAAGTTGTATTGGGATGATACTCAGAAAACTTTAAGCGTTGGATTGACAACAGATATTGGTGCTGACATTGGTCAGACTTTGTATGCGTATGTCACTAATGCCGAAGCAACAACTATAAACAAGGGTCAACCTGTTTATATGTTCTCGGCTCAGGGTGATCGCATGACAGTCAAATTAGCCTACAACACAGGAGATGCTACATCTGCCAAGACTGTTGGCGTTTGTGCTGAAGACATTGCGGCTGGACAGACTGGTTTGATTCTATGCCAAGGTGTTCAAGATGGCTTGAATCTTGGTTCATATACGGCTGGCGACACTTTGTATCTTGGCGCAACTGCTGGAAGTTTGACCGCTACCAAGCCTTATGCACCCAATCACCTTGTCTACATTGGCGTTGTTGAGAGGGCAAACAATGGCAATGGTCGTTTGTATGTTCGCATACAAAACGGCTATGAGATGGATGAGTTGCACAATGTGTCTGCTCAGAATCCTACAAATGGTCAAATCCTGATCTACAACGAATCAACCTCATTGTGGGAGAAGCACACGCTGACTGATGGAACTGGAATTAGCATTACTGAAGGTGCTGGCTCTATCACGATTGCTAACTCAGGTGTGACTTCAGCCGTAGCTGGTACAGGAATCTCTGTTTCTAGTGGAACAGGTGCTGTCACTATCACTAACTCTGCACCAGATCAGACTGTTGCTTTGACTGGTGCTGGAACTACATCTATCAGTGGTACATATCCCAACTTTACCATCACATCAAATGATGCTTTTACAGGTACTGTGACATCTGTTACTGGAACTTCACCAGTTGCGTCTAGCGGAGGGGCTACTCCTGACATCTCATTAGCTAGTGGTTATGGTGATACTCAGAACCCATACGCTTCTAAGACTGCAAACTTTGTTTTAGCCGCACCTAATGGGTCTTCTGGCGCACCTACATTCAGGGCTATTGTTGCCGCCGACATTCCTACGTTGAACCAAAATACAACAGGTTCTGCCGCAACAGTTACAACAACTATTAATTCTGGGGTAGTAGCTACAACACAAACCGCTGGAGATAACAGTACCAAGGTTGCTACAACTGCTTATGTAAATGCAATTACTGGCACTAATGGAATTACAGGCTTCAAGAACCGCATCATCAATGGTGCAATGGTGATTGACCAGCGTAATGCGGGGGCTGAAGTTAATCCTGCTGTTAATGGAAGTTATTATCTTGATAGATGGATTGCATCTCTAAGCGTTGCATCAAAATTTAAAATTGGACAAAATGCTGGAGCAGTAACTCCACCAACAGGATTTATAAACTATCTTGGATGTACTTCACTTTCGGCGTATACAGTTGGCGCATCGGAAAGTTTTGGTGTTCGTCAATATATAGAGGGATTGAACGTAGCAGATTTGGCATGGGGGACAGCATCTGCCGCAACAGTTAACTTGTCGTTTTGGGTTTACTCAAGTCTTACTGGAACTTTTGGGGGAGTTGTAAGAAATTCTCCTATTACTAGGTCATACCCATTTTCTTACACAATTTCTTCCGCAAATACTTGGGAACAAAAAACAGTAACGATCGCAGGAGACACCTCTGGAACGTGGTTAACCACAAACGGCTTAGGTATTAACCTCCAATTTTCTCTTGGTTCTGGTGCGACAGTATCTGGAACTGCTGGGGCATGGGCGGCGGCAAACTACTCATCAGCCACAGGAGCAACATCAGTAGTCGGAACAAACGGCGCTACTTTCTACATCACAGGTGTTCAGCTAGAAAAAGGCTCAACAGCAACTAGCTTTGATTACAGGCCATACGGCACTGAGTTGGCTTTGTGTCAGCGGTACTATGAAATTGGCACTGCTTATGGGGAAGGCTACCAATCAATTAATGCTCCTATTGGTATAGGTTCAAAATTTTCTGTAACAAAGAGAGCCGTTCCTACAACAACATATCCAACTTTTACAAATGGAACTAACGCTAGGGTTGGCGCTGATAGAGCAATTTATGTTGATAGTTATGCAAGATATTGTTTAGCTAATGCAACTGGCGCTTTGTATGCTTACGAAACCTTTACAGCTTCTGCGGAGTTATAAATGTATAAACAAATTAAAACTTACGAGGGAAATATTGCTGATGGCATGATTGAAAGAATTGAGGATAAAGCAACTATTCCATTTGACCCTGCCAACACAGACTACCAAACCTACCTAAAGTGGCTTGCAGATGGCAACACACCAATACCAGCAGATGAGGCAACATAATGACCCCAGAACTACAAAAGTATTACGAATCCCGCTTTGAAATGATGGGGATGGAAGGCTGGAAGGAATTGTGCATAGATATTGACAATATGATAGAGTCGCTCAATAATCTTAGCGTTATTCCTGATGAAAAGACCTTGATGTTCAAAAAAGGTGAACTTTCCATCTTGACTTGGCTGAAAACTTTGAAAGAAGTCAGCGAACGAGCCTACGAGGAATTGAATGAAAAGAATGTATGAATTTGTCTGCGAAAGTGGACACAGAATTGAGAGGTACTGTGATTATGAGGCGCAGGAAACTCAGTGTGAGTGCGGTGGTACAGCCAGTCGCACAATCTCTGCTCCAAGCATTAACTTGGAAGGTTGGTCGGGTCATTTTCCATCTTCATGGATGAAATTTGACAAGAAACATCGTGATAAGTTGGTGCAAGAGCGTAAAACCGCAACATAAGCATTTATGCCGTTGTGTCATCCTAGAACCCAAAAGTGGCAGGAAAAAGGAAAAATATGTTGATAGATAACCCAGATGAGATGTTAGGTGAGTTAGAGGCTGTTGAAAAGCAGAAACTTGAAACCAGTATTGAGCCGATGAGTAATGACATTCCCGACAAATATCGGGGCAAAGAGTTGTCAGACATCATCAAAATGCACCAAGAAGCTGAAAAGCTGATTGGGAAGCAAGCCCAAGAAGTTGGTGAAGTACGCAAATTAGCAGACGAACTCATTAAGCAAAACCTTGCTGGTAAACCTCAACCTATTAAAGAGGAAGAACCTGAAGTAGATTTTTTTGAGAATCCACAGGCGGCGGTTCGTAAGACTGTTGACAACCATCCTGATGTACTTGCGGCTAGACAAGCTGGTCAAGAGTTCAAAAAGATGCAGATTCAGCAAAAGCTGGCGGCAGAACACCCTGATTTCACTCAGATTGTTCAAGACCAAGACTTTGCAAATTGGGTGAAATCTTCACCTATTCGCATTGGTTTGTACGCTAAAGCTGATGGTGAATTTGATTATGACAGTGCTAATGAATTGCTGAGTACCTATAAGCAGTTGAAGGGCGTTAAGGCTAAACAGACTACAGATGCAGGGGAAACTCAGCGCAAGTCAAACCTTAAAGCGGCGACAGTTGATGTAGGTGGCAGTGGAGAGTCTGGAAAGAGAGTCTATCGCAGGGCAGACCTTATTCGGCTGAAGATGACTGACCCTAACCGATATGATGCTTTGAGTGACGAGATCATGCAAGCATACGCAGAGGGTAGGGTCAAATAACTTAACTTTTGATCTTATTGGAGTACACAAATGGCAACATCATTTTCCCCCACAAACTCAGTCACAGTAACAACTGCTGACAAATTCATCCCTGATATTTGGTCAGATGAAATCGTTGCGGCTTATAAGAAGAACCTCGTTTTAGCTAACTTGGTTATGAAGATGAACTTCAAGGGCAAGAAAGGTGACACTGTTCACATTCCTGCACCTACCCGTGGTTCTGCTTCTGCTAAAGCCGCTGAGTCAGCAGTCACTTTGATTGCCGCTACTGAGTCTGAAGTCACTGTATCTATCAACAAGCACTATGAATATAGCCGCTTGATTGAGGATATTGTTGAAGCACAGGCTTTGAACTCTATGCGTCAGTTCTATACCTCTGATGCTGGTTACGCCTTGTCTCGCCAAGTTGACACCGACTTGATTCAGTTGGGTCGTACAGCTAATGGCGGTTCTTCTGGCGCTCGTTACGGCTCTGCCTTTATTGGTGGTGACGGCACAACAACCTTTGACTACACCGCAAACACCAACACTGGTAATGCGTCTGCATTGACTGATGCCGCTATCCGCCGCACCATTCAGCGTTTGGATGACAACGATACTCCTATGGACAATCGTTTCTTCTTGATTCCTCCCTCAAGCCGCAACACCCTCATGGGTTTGGCTCGCTACACCGAACAAGCATTTGTCGGTAATGGCGATGCAATCCGCAATGGTGAAATTGGTAACTTGTATGGCATCCCTGTGTTCACTTCCAGCAACGCTGACTCAGCATCTGCAACTGAAGCATTCCCTGCTTCTGGTTCTGCTATTGCTCGTGTCTGCTTGATGGGTCACAAGGACTCTATGGTTCTGGTTGAGCAAGTTGGTGTACGTTCACAAGTTCAGTACAAACAAGAGTATTTGGCTACTCTGTTTACATCTGACACTTTGTACGGCGTTGCCGCTTTGCGTAATGCCGCTACTGTGGGAGCCGCTAAGTCGTCTTCTATGTTCGCTTTGGTTGTTCCTAGCTAATTGCAGTTGTCCCCTCCATCTCTAGCAATAGGGGTAGGGGGACTTTTTTAACCTAATTAGGAGAAATCAAAATGGCAGCAGCAACAGCAGTAGTTTCCCGCCGTGGAAACGATCAATTTCGTGGCTTGTTTACAGATACTTGGGATGTTTCATGTACTTTAGATAGCGGCTCAGTCGCTACTACAGCTACAGCTACAGACACAGTAACTGTTGCAGGAGTGGCTTTGGGTGACATGGTTCTTGGTATGTCAGTTGGTGTAAGTGAAGCTGGATTGGTTCGTAGAGCCTATGTTTCAGCCGCCAACACTGTGACTATCGTGACCTATAACCCAACAGGTAGTTCAGTTGATTTGGCTTCAACTACATTGCAACTTATCATTGGTCGTGCTGTAGTTTAATGATGGGGGGGCTAGTCCCCCCTTTCTTATTTAAGGGGTTTTATGGCTACTTTTCGTTGTCTTCAGTCGGGTAATACAGTGACTTTTACCCTCCAACATGACATTGATTCCATGAAGGGTCATCAAGGTTATGTTAGAGTAGACGAACCAGAAGTAACCATAGAATCTGTAGAATCAGAAACTAGAACAGATACCGCATTTGCGCCTGTCATTCCAACAATTAAGCGTATGGGAAGACCAAGAAAGGTAGCAAATGTCTGATATTGATGCCAGAGAATTTGGCAAATTAGAGGCTCAAGTAGAGGCTCTACAGAAGGAAATGCACGGTCTTAGTGCAGACGTTAAGTGTCTTTTAGAGCTTGCCAATAAGGGCAAAGGTGGTTTTTGGATGGGTATGACAATCGCTTCATTTATGGGCGGTGTGATTACCTTTATTGCTGATCGACTCTGGAAATAAGGAGAATACTATGCCTTCAGTTGGAAAAAAGAAGTTCCCCTACACCGAAAAAGGGGAAAAAGAAGCAAAAGAATACGGCAAGAAAAAGGGTATTCCCGTAACTGTCATGGTAGCTATTGGTAAACCAAAAGGTATGCCTATGAAGGGTAGTAGGACTGCTACCAACATGATGAAGAAATCCTCAAGAGGTAAATAATGTCATCACTAACTACTCCCGTTACGCTTCTTAATGCTGTTGTCGCTACAGGCGCATCTAAGGCTGTTCAAGCAGACGCTGGTCAACCAGCATTCTTGCAAGTCAGTGGTATCACTTCTGCTACTGTTGCTTTGCAAGGTAGCCTTGATGGTACAAATTGGTCAACAATCGGCACTGCTTTGACTGCTGATGGACTCGTTACAGTTGCCAATGCTCCCAAGTATTTGCGAGCAAATTGCACTGTTTATGTAACTGGCACGATCACCGCCAAAATCATGTACTAAGGAGAAACCCTATGAAGATGACTAAACCACAGAAGAAAATTAAGAAAGTCATGGGTGAATTCAAGGAAGGTACTTTGCATTCAGGCAAGGGCGGCAAAGTAGTCAAGAACCCAAAACAGGCGGTTGCGATTGCTTTGTCTGAGGCAGGAATGTCCAAACCTAAGAAGAAGATGAAATGAAGCAGGGACTTTACGCCAATATCAATGCCAAACAAGCCCGAATCAAGGCAGGGTCTGGCGAGAAGATGCGTAAGGTAGGTAGCAAGGGTGCGCCTACTGCTGAAGCGTTTAAACAAGCGGCAAAGACTGCAAAGAAGCCTAAAAAGGTGAAGTGATGAAATCTCCAACTTGGCAAACAAAAGCTGGTCAAAATCCAAAAGGCGGCTTGAATGCCAAGGGTAGATCGTCTTATAATGCGGAAACTGGTGGCAATTTGAAACCTCCAGTAAAGTCGGGGGATAATCCTCGCAGAGCAAGTTTCTTGGCTCGCATGGGCAACATGGCTGGTGCAGAGTACAAGAATGGTGAACCAACAAGACTGCTTCTTTCGTTGAAGGCTTGGGGTGCAAACTCCAAGGAAGACGCAAAGACAAAAGCTAAAGCTATATCCGCAAGGAACAAAGCAAAGGCTGGAAGCAGATGACCTATTTAGAACTTGTAAATGATGTATTAGTTAGGTTGCGTGAGACAACAGTTTCCACTGTTTCCGAAACATCTTATTCTGCTTTAATTGGCAAGTTTGTAAATGATGCCAAGCGTCAAATTGAAGATGCTTATGCTTGGAATGTTCTAGGCACTACCATTACATTGTCTACCACCGCAGGCACATACTCTTATGCTTTGACAGGCGCTGGTCAAAAGTTCCAAGTCATTGATGTCATCAATGTCACAAGCAACATTGGAATGAAGAACATTGATTTTGCTTCAATGAACCGCAAGCAAAATTTCTCTACCCCCGTAAGTGGCATACCATCAGAATTCTGTTTTGATGGCGTTAATGGTAGCTATGACACCAAGGTAACTTTGTATCCACGCCCTGATGGTGTGTATAGCATCCCTTTTAGCCTTGCAGTGCCACAAGCTACATTGTCATCAGACTCAACTGTTGTTGCTGTTCCCGATGTTTTGGTTGTTCAGAATGCCTATGCTCGCGCCTTGGTAGAGCGTGGTGAAGATGGTGGCTTGTCTTCTTCTGAAGCGTACCAGTTGTATAAATCCATGTTGTCTGACTACATTGCTTTAGAAGGCACTCGCTATCCTGAGAATCAGGAGTTTGTGGCAGTATGAGCCAACAAATACAAACCTTTAGCGTTTCAGCGCCAGCACTTTATGGTCTGAATACGCAAGATTCACCTCTTGATCTTGCGGCTGGATATGCTTTGGT